ACGCCACACCGCCGCGCCGATCGTCGCGTCCGCGAGCATGTAGACAGCCTTTGCCGCTGTATCCACCCAGATCCAGCCGACACGGTAGCCGTCGCCTGCGTCGTCTGTCGCGAGCGGCGCACGCGCTGCCGTCGTCGTCGGAGGTACGAGATAGCTCATAGGACCACCCACGCAGAGCCGGTGCTCTGCACTGTCGCAGCGTTGTACGCGGTGAGGACGAGCGTGAGATTGCCGTCGATCGTCTCGGCGCCGTTCGCATCGATCGTGACCGTGTTGGCGCTGTTGTTGAGGTGCTTCACGACGAAGATCTGCCCAGTGACTGTCGCAGCCGCCGGCAGGTTGACAGTCGCGGCCGTCGTCGTGGGATCGACACCGATCGTGTAGTCCGTCGTCAGCGCCGTCGTGGAGGCCGCGCCCACGCCCGACGTGAACAGGCGGTAGGACATGACCTGCGTCGTCGGCGCAGACCCACCGCCGCCCGTGTTGGTGATCGTGAGCTCAGCTTCCTCGTTCGCCGCGTCGTCCACGAGCGAGAGCGTGATGCCGCTCCCTGCGAGGAAGCGCACTGCACGGCGCAGATACTGCGTCGTCCCGCCTCCGACCGCGTTGACCCGCACGCCCACGCGGGCGTTCATGTTCGCGATCGGCGGCAGAAGCGGGCGGCGTGCTGCTGGCATTACGCGCTCCGCTTATCCCGCGCCGGATCCTCGATGATGAGCAGACTTAGGCCGATGCTGCCCGAACTGTCCCACTGAACCTCTCGGACCATCGCCACCTGCGCCTCGAGGCCGATCTCCGAGTCGGTGATCGTCACGATGTCGCCGCGCTCGATCGCGTCCCAGCGCTCGCCACCCACGACATACGACACCGTGCGGCGTGCCAGGGCATAGGCCCGCGCCTGCACCGCGAGGATGGCGTCTGCGGTCGCCACATCCCAGATGATTGACGTGTCGATCTGCTTCTCACGCACGCCCGAGTCACGCGGCGTGCGGTACCGCGCCTGCGACACCGCGCACAGGTAGGAGCCTCGGACGCTCGGCTCGTCGGGATCATAGGTCGCGTCGAGGCCGCGGTACTGCATCGGCTCGTCCGTACGCCGGTTCCGGCAGAAGTCGATCCTGAAGCGGTTCGCCACCTTGCTGCTGTCGATCTTCACGCGCCCTGCCCGCGAGATCGTGGGATCGGCGTCTACGCCGATTGTCCACCGTGCCTGATCGGCCCGCGCGTCGTAGCGCCAGACGACAGGGTACAGCCCCTCCGGTCCTGTCGCGATGGACACTGGCAGGAGCGGCAGGAGATTGGCACTCAGCCATTCCCAGATGTTCACGCGCGCGTCGATGGCGCAGTCGATCTTGAAATCGTTGAGCAGGCTCGCGGCTGCGGCGCAGCGCCCCGCGTCTACCTGCATGCCCGTCTGTCGCAGCAGGTACGTCAGCACGTCACCCGCGCCGCGCACGAGCTCACCGTCGTCGCCCACCATGCCGCCGCCCTCGTCCGAGCGCGTGCGATCGTACCAGCCGACGTAGATCGGCACGTAGACCTTGCTGCCGTTGCCGTCGTCGTAGTCTCGGTAGGAGTCATCGCCGCCGAGGTTGTTGTTCATGTAGTCGCTGCCGAGCGTGCAGACCGAGATGCCGTTGACCAGCGCCGCGATCGAGCCGGTAGTGTCTCCGCGCTCCACTCCAGGCACGACCGCTACGACGTTCCCGCGTGCGTCCGTCCAGTGCTCCACGACGAAGCCGTTGTCGGAGGGCGAGCCGAACGGGAAACCGCTCTTGTAGTAGTTCCACGTCGCGTTCGAGATCGACTCCGTGTACAGGTACACGCTGTCAGCCTTGACGCGATGCCCTGCAATCACGATGACCGGCCCCTGCGTGGCGACACCGCCTGACGTGTAGCTGCCACGATCGCGCGAAATGTGGACCGCGATGGATCCCTCCCACGCAGGATCGCTCAGCCCTGACGTGCGGCCGGGTTTGCCGAACACGATCGGGTACGGGAGGCTGAGATCCTCCGGCAGCAGCGAGGAGAACAGATCCGGCTGCAGGAGCCACGGGAAATAGGTGTCCTGTAGGCTGTTTGGCCACGTCGCACCCGTCACCTCAAGGCCGAGCGGAGGCGTCTCGATGTCCGTCTGCCAGACCTCGTCCGCGAGCGTGAAGTCGATCGGCTCGTAGCGGCTGCCATACTCGGGATCCTGCACACGCCCGATCAGGCGCACGCGGCGCTGCTCGTAGGTCTGTCCCTCCCGCCAGAGCGCGAGCGTGCCTGTCGCGCCCTCGAGGCGATGGCCTCGCGCGACCAGCGTCGGCACGTCCACGGGCAGTACCGCCGAGATCGAGACGCTCGCCTCGGTCAGCTGGCTATCGAGGATCTCCACCGCCTCCGAGAGCGTGACCTCCTCGAGTCCGCCCTCGTAGTGGAGCACGCCGTCGTCGCTCGTCACGTCGAGCTCGGTCGTGCTCAGGCGCAGCGTCTGGCCGGCGAACTCGAGATCGAGGAGCCAGTAGAGATCCGCGCTCACAGCTCCTCCTCGATCCGCACGCGAGCGAGGCGGTAGACCTCACCCGTGATCGCGTCGTACTCGTCACCCTGTACCGTGTCCACCTGCAAGGACTCGCTGCGGATGCGTCCGTAGAGCATGAGCGGAGGCGCTACGATCGTCTGCACCGTCGTCCCGCCCGACATCGGCTCGACGCGCGGCAGGTACACGATCGGAGTCGCTGCGCCGTCGAGCTGCTCGAGCACACCCAGCATCGAGGGCGCCACGTCAGCGACCGAGGCGATGGCCGGCCCGCTCGCGTGGAGGCGCACATAGTCGGCGTTGTTCGATCCGATCTGCTTCGCGTCCACGCCCTCGTCCCACGACACCTCGACAGCCCGACGCGCAGGACCGAGGCGGGTAGCCCGTCGAGCACCGCCGCGGCCCTCCACGAGCTCGTAGGCCGGCGCCATCTGCTGGCTGCGGTTCGCGCTGTACTGCTGACCAAAAACGTGGAAGTAGCCCTGCACGCAGACGCCGATCTGGAAGTAGCCCTCGCTCGTCGTCTGGGCAGGGATCCGCAGGCGGTAGGCGTTGTATTCCGTGCTCGGGATCGCGCTCTCGGCCGCGATGACCGTCACGTTCGGCATGATGATCGCGCCGTCGTTGCCGTTCGTCGGGTCGCCCGCCTGCGGCGTGATCTGCATGCGGACCTTCGTCCCGTCGCCCGAGAGCGATCCTGCCCACACACCAGGCGTGTTGACCGAGATCGGCCGGATGCGCGTCCCGCCCGAGGAGGACCAGTACGCGCCGGCCAGCTCGTTCGCCATGATCGTGCGCGTGATCGTGCTGGAGCCGAGCGGCGCCGAAGCGGTGACGATGTTGTGGTCGAGCAGGTAGCCGAGGCCCGTCTGCCCACTCGCGGCGTCGATGGTGGCGATGGACTGCCACACGCCCGCGCCGTCTCGGCCCTCCCAATAGGCGGTGCGGAAGTTGATCCCGCCGAGGTACAGCACGCGCGCCGGGCCCAGGAACGGACTCGTCAGCGTGCCATCCAGCTGCCATGCAATGATCTGCTCGCTCGCCGTCGTCGTGGAGCGCCACGCCCGCCGAGGACTCGGCTCCTCCTCGGCGTGGATCGCGCGGATCGGGTAGCGGTAGTCGGCCGCGATCGTCCACGTATCCGAGCGGTAGGCCGGCCCGTCCGTGCCGTACACGCTGACGCCATCGGACACATAGACCGGATCGGCTGCGAGGTCGCGCGCCAGGAGGTCGCCCGGGTTCGCTGGCGCGTTGTAGATCCCGGTCTGTGCCGTGCCTGCGTAGGAGTCCGATACGTAGGACATCCACCGCCATATGCTGTTGAGCACGACGCCAGCGCCCACGCCCGACGTGAACTGCACGCGGTGTGTCGCCACGACGCCCTGCACGAGCGCGCCCGAGGCGCCTACCTGCACCCACGCGCGGTCCTCGGTGTCTCCTCGAGAGCCAGGCGCGTACCATGCCACGCACTGTCCGGTGCCCGAGCTCGCCACACGACCGACCGAGATCCGCAGCCACACGCCCGAGGCGGCTGCGGTCGTGTTGACAGTCGCGATCGTTACAGCACCCGTCACGTCGAGCAGCGAGATCGTCGTCGGCGTGGCCACGACCGCCGCCTCAAACGACGCAGGACCAGCGACACCCGCACGGACGCGGATCGTGCTCTGCCCATTGTTCACATCAACCCAGCCCTCCGCGATCACGCCCTGCTGCAGCGTGCCCGTAGGCGAGCCGGTCCACGTCGCGGAGTCGCCTACGCCACCGGTGATGTTCATGCCGGCAGAGTCGAACGCGATCGTGGGTGCGCCGGTAGACGTGTAGGCCCAGCTCGTCGCATCGGTAGTGTCGGGCGGGCTGAATGGGAGCCACGTCCGCTCCCACGCGACCTGGCGCGCGTGCGTCGGAGAGCCCGACAGTGAGGGCAGGTTGACCGTCGCCCAGCCGCCTGCGGCCATGATCGAGATGGACGCCTCCGCGAGCGCAGAGACGCTATTGTGTTGGTGCGCGACGATCATCCGGCCACGCTGCCACGCTGCCGACAGGTAGCGTGGATGCACCGAGTCGGACTGACCGCGCCAGAGCATCGCCTTCGTCGTTGGATGCGAGCTCGAGCCGAGGCCGTACCATGTCGCGCCTACGTCATCCGTCGAGCGCACTGCGAGAGCGTCGAGGCCCGTGGCAAACACCGTGTCACGTCCTACCGCGTACAGGCGCCCGCCCTCCGCAGCACAGAGCGCCATGTCGGCGTCGGTCCACGTCGTCGTTCCGGTCGCCCAGGACATCGGATTGCTGGCGTCCTGCATGCGGACCTCGGTCGCAGCAGTGAAGCGCGCGTAGGCGTTCGCCAGCGTGCGACTCCACGGTCGATTGAGGAGGCCATAGGTCGCATGGTTCTCCCGGCGGATGTACGTCAGGACGAACACGTCACCCTGTGCGGCCACGTCGGGGAACCCGCCGTGATTGTCGAGGTCCGCACCGCTGTATTGGTCCACGAGTTGGAACGACGCACCGAGGTCCGCGCTCGCATACTGCGCCATGCGCTGCGAGTACGCGGTGCTCGTGTCCACCACATCGACCATCAGCACGATCTGTCCCGCCAGGTAGGCAGCACGCAGGCGCCGGATACTCTGACTCGTCGTGCTGATCGCGGCCTCAAGGCATCCCGTCTGCCCTCGCGTCCACGTCGCGCCGTCATCGTCGCTGTAGGACATGCCCACATTCACGGTCGCGGCAGTCGCATCCTCGATGGCGTAGAACACGAGGATGCGTCCGCTCGGCAGCTCCAGCCCGCAGGCCCGAGCGCCCGTAGTGTATACACTACCGGTCGCACCGACGTGCGAGTAGACCTGCACATCTGTCCACGTCGAGGCGGTCGCAGCCCGGTACGAGCAGCGCACAGCGCCTGCCGTCGTGTTCTCATACACGACGTAGAGCCGATCGGTCGAAGCGCTGAACACGTAGGCGTCTCGGTACAGGCCGGCCGTCGTCGTGTACGCGACATTGCCCCACCCCGATACGATCGCGGGAACGTCGAAGCCTCGGTACAGCGTGTCGCCCGTGTTGCGCCACACGATGCCCGCATCGTCCAGCCCGGGCATACCGGCGCGGATCGCCTGCACCTGTAGGCTCCCGCCTGCGCTCTGCGTGCCAGTCGCTGCGATGACCGCGTAGGTGTCCTGCGCTGCAGCCGCCTGTCCAGGCATCGGACCGGCCTGCGTGGCGGTGCTCAGCGTGGACGAGTACGCATCGTAGGTGAGGCGTGGATCAGGAAGGAGCAGACCTCGGAGGTACGAGCGGGTGATCGCGCTTGCCATGCTACAGAGCCTCTCGCATACCTATCGTGCGCGAGCCGCGGATGGTGTCTGCGAGATCCCCTCCGAGCCTGAGGTGATGGCGGATGAAAGGCCGGAAAATTTCATGGCGATACTGGCTGACGGCCACGACGACAGGCGCCTGCGAGACGCCAGCATTCGCGTCGCGCACGGCCTCCGGTCCTCCGATGCTCGACACACCCTGACGGGACAGCACGCCCTCGCCAGCGACCAGGCGAGCGCCTACCTGATCCGGCCCGCCAACCATGCCGCCGGAGTGGAACGCGGGCTGCTGCGCCATGATCGTGGCGATCTGGGCGCCGCCGACCAGCGCTGCCAGCCCTGCTCCGATCGGGTTTGCTGCGTTTGCGGCTACGGCTGCGGCCACGTTGATGACAGCCTCTGCCAGCTTCGCGGCTTTATTGATCTCAAACGCGCGAATGGCAGCAGCACGCTGCGCCTCCACCTGCTTTTTGAGCGCCTGCTTCTGCTCTTCGGTGAGCTGCTCGTTCCCGTCAGCGAGCTGGTTCTGGAGGGCGAGCACCTTCTCGGCGCTTGCGGCTGCGCCATCCTCCAGTAGACCACTCAGCGCCCCGAAGCCCTCCTCGATCGCGGCACGCGCCTGCGCGGCGCGCTCCTCAGCTGCGGCTTGATCTGCCGCACGCTGCTCCTCGAGGTGCGCCATGCGCTTCTCAAATGCGGCCTGCTCGATCGCATCGATCTGTGCCTGCGTGTCGGCGGTAACCGCCGCGCGGGCCGCCTCTGCTGCCTTCTCGGCTTCGGCCACCTGAGCCGAGGACAGCGCGAGCTTCTTGGTGCGCTCCTCGAGTTCCGTGATCTGGCGAATGCGCTCCTTGCCCTGCGCCAAGATCTTCTCCTCGGCGGTAGCATTCGCGAGTTGCGCCTGCTCGAGTTGGCGAATGTTCTCGGCGTAGCCGATCACCATGTCCGCATAGGCGCGCGATGCAGCCTCCTTCTCGCGCTCGGCATTCGCGGCTTCGCGGGCGCGCTCTGCCGCCAGTTTGTCCGCTTCGGCTTTGCGGCGTGCATTCTCCTCGGCCTGATCCTCGGCCTGCGCGATGTCCATGAGTGCCGTAGCCAGTCCTTCGGCGTCGGCAGTCGTCTGCGCGATCACTCGCTGGTTGCGGGTACGCTCCTCAGTCGCTGTCCGCACTGCGCCCTGCAGGGCGCGGTACTGCGCCGCCTCCTCCTCGGTCAGGTTGTTCGTTCGCGCCTTAAGCTCCAGGCTGGCCAGTTCTGCGCGGCTGGACGCGATCAGAGCGTCAGCGCGGTCGATCTCTGCCTGCGTGGCCGTTGTCGTCGCTGCGGCCTGCTCACGCAACGCATCGCCCTGCTTGCGGGCGGCCTGCTCGCGGGATGTCTCCAGCCCCGTCGCCACCTTGATCTGATCAGCGGCCGAGCCGATCAGCCCAGACAGAACGCTCTGCGCTTCTGCCGCCTGCTTGGTTGCCTCAGTGTACGCCTCGAGCGATTGCGCTGCTTCGCGCGCGCGCTGCGCCTGATCCTCGAGCGCCTCCACGACAGGCATCATGCCGGCCGCAAACGTACCGAGGACGGCTACGCCGCCTGTCAGCGCTATGCCGAGGCCGCTGATGGCGCCGGCTCCTACCTCTCCCACATCCGCGAGATCAGCGACCGTGCGAGCCGCCTCTCCGAGCGCTGGATTGACCAGCCCGAGCGCTCCTGCCAGTTTTCCAGCGTCGGAGCCGACGCGGCCGAACTTGTCGCCCACATCGGACGTAGCAGCAGCCGCACGACTCGCCGCCTTCTCCGTCTCCTGCATGGCCTTCTTAGTCTGATCCGCGGCCTGCTTGGCTGCTTTCTCGCTGGACTTGATCGAGCGGTTCAGCTCCGCAACCATCTTCGTAGCGGCGTCTGCCGTAATGCCAGGGATGCTCTCCAGCTGCTGACGCAGACCAGCGAGGTTTGCGGTGACGGTAAGCTCTGCGGTCGCCATGCTACCCCTTTGCCAGTTTCTGGCCGCTGATCATTAGCGCTCGGTCGAGCGCCAGCGCCTTGTCCTTCACGATGGCCTTGCTGCCCTTGACCACCAGCGTATCCCAGACGCGCTTCCCATCGCTTGCCTTCGGGTTCCTGACGAGCTTGGCAATGCCGACAGGCCGGCGTCGTCCCTTGCTGTCGGTAAGCGCGGAGGCTCGATAGCCAGGAGGGAGTGCGCCAGTGCGCCGGAAGTAGCGCATGAGTTCGCGGTACTCTGCCAACGTCGAGCGCTGGAACACCATTGACAGCGCTTCCGGCGCGTGGACGAAGTACGCGTAGTACTCCTCCGTTGCCTTAAACACCTCGGCTTTCTGTGTGAACCCAGGCAGTAGCTGGCCCTGCAGGTTCGTGTTCACGTCGCGCTTCGCGAACGCCTTTGCGTCGTTGAACACGACGCCGCGGATGGTGTCGCCCTTGATCTCGAGGCGGTAGTCGGTGCCATCACCGGATCGGCCCGTGCGGCGCCTAACCAGCGTGTACCACTTGTCTCGCGTCTCCTTGGCTGTGTCGCTGACGATGGCCTCGATGGCGTCCACGACATCGCCAGCGACATCTCGGATGAGCCGGTTGACGGCGTTCCCGAGTTCGCTTCCGATCGTGACAGTCACGCGCTCGGACACGAACCTGCGAGTACCGGGCCTGCGTGCCACTCAGCCTCCAAGACCCCAGAACGCGGCGCCTGACGCGCTCACTGTATCACCCTCACGCGGCGCCATTCGCCCGCGCTTAGACTTCGCAGGCGTGTGCTTCGCGCGCCACCATCCGAGGACGCGCTCCTGCTGATCCACGCTCCAGGCGTAGAAGGCGTCAGGATCTCCGCAGTACGTCAGGCCGATCTCGAGCGCTACGGCGTCGAGTCCTCCGTCGGGGCCACGGAAAAATCCGCGTGTGCCTGCACCGCCTCCTCGCGCGGGTAGGAGTCCACGAGCAGCTGCACGGCCTTGCTCGCGGCATCGCTGACCTCGGACTCCGGTACACCTGCAGCGTGGAGCTCGTCGCGCACGGCTGCGCCGTAGGCGAGGGAGTCCCACTTGCAGCCTGCGAGCGTGGCCTTGAGGGCAGGGCGCGAGGCCCAGCAGACGCCCAGTGCCGCACCCAGGCCGAGCCATCCATCCTGCGCCAGCGCGACGAGCGCCTTCGTGCGTGCTGCGTGGGAGGCCGGCGCCTGTAGCGTGATCGTGCGTCCCTTGATCGATACGTCCATGCTCCTTCTCCTTGGCGCAAAAACGAAGCGCCCGCCGTACCGTAGCACGACGGGCGCCGCCGATCACCGAGCGATCAGGTGGCCGTGATCGTGCCGAGGACTTCGAACGAGATCGAGAAAGAGTCAGGATCTCCCTCGGACACGTCGATGGAGCAGCGGCAGTCGTTCATCACCAGCGTGTGATCAGCCGCCTCGCCCAGCGTCGTCCCCTCGATGCTGAGCGTGATGTTGAGCGTGTACACGTCAGCGTTCGCGCCGAGCGTGGACACCGCCGCAGCGTAGGATCCCGTGCGGTTCACGGCGTCCCACAGCGTGTTGGAGGTCGCATCGCTCAGGTCCGTGAGATGCGCCGAGAACTGCCCGGTCGGGAACGACCTACCGACGCGCCTCACGCTTCCGAGGTCGCCACGATCAAGGTACTTCGTGATCTCGTAGGATCCAGCGCCGCTATTCGCGCCAGTGAGCGAGAAGTCGCCATTCTCGTACTGGACGGTCAGCGTGATCGGAGAGCCGCCGCCCGACGCGAGCGTGATCGTGCCGTCACGAAAATTCTTCACGATAGAGCTGATCGGCATTTTTTGACCTCAAATTAGCGGGAGGACGTGCTGCACGCGGAACACTATAACACCACGAACCCACTCCGCGGCATCGTTCGTCTCGCGGCTCAGGCTGACGAGCTGGAACTTGTAGTCCACGGGCCAGCCTGATCCGTAAAACATGAGACAGTTTACGACGGCCTGCTCGCCATCGAGCGCATCGTCGTAACTGTTGGAGATGTCCTTCGGGGCCAGACGCCAGGTGTAGTGCACCTCGAGCGGCGTCTCGACCAGCGTGCCCTCGGCGGGCTTGCCTCGGTACAGGCGCTGATCCTCGGTCGTTCCGCAGAGGACCGCAAACGCTTTGTGGGCGATCGAGTCCGCGTCGGCGCCGAACAGGTCAGGCGCTACGCGCGTCTCGCGCCAGCCTGACAGCGTAAGGATCCGTGCGGTCACGTCCTCGCGCAGCTGGCGTACCGTCCTGCTCGCCATCACCGCCACCACACGTCGAGGCTATGGCCACGACCGTTCAGCCAGACCGTGCTCGCCGCAGACTTCTTCTTCGACGGGTCCACGACGTTCTCGTCGGCCTCGTCGTAGGTGAAGCGGAGCGCGCCCCAGGCGGTCGCATACTCGGTGTTGTAGTAGGCAGCCAGAGCGCTCCACCTCGAGGTATCGCCGGCCGAAGTTTGAAAATCCGTGAAGATCAGGGCGAGCGTGTGCATCAGGTGGCACTGGCGAAGCGCCGTAGGCTGGATGATCAGGTACGGTCGGCGGCCCTCTCCGATCAGCTTGTTGCAGATCGTCGCCCACGCTTCGTCAATGTACGCCTGATACGACGTAGCCGAGCCGAGCAGCGCCGGAAGGTCGCTGTGTCGCTGCGTCAGGTCGGCGTCGGAGATGACCGGGTACAGCGTGCGCCGGCAGAGCGCGGCGTCGTTGCGGAACGTGTGCGTCACGCCGTCAGGCATGAGCAGGCTCCACTCCACGAGCCAGCCCTCGCCCAGCGCCTCGGCCGTCGTCGTCGCGCCGGTCAGGCTGTACTGCGCCACGCTCGACACGATCGAGACGGCTTGCGCGTTCACGAGCGCCGTCTGATCGGGACGGTAGATGCTGATCGTGCCGCTCGAGGGCGCAGCAGTCGCGCCGGCCCGCTGCACGGGACAGGTCAGGATCTGCGTGCGCCCGCGCTCGATCGTCTCCGAGCTGCGGAAGCGTGCCGTGTAGATCGTCTCCGCGAGCGACATCGCAGCCTCCTACTACTTCCCCTTATCGCTTTGACGCTGGTCGTGCTTGCGCGCCGTCTCCTGCGCGACCTGCCGCGCCTTGTCGGCGGGCATGCCGCCCTCTCGAAGCTGGCGCTGCATGCGCTCCATCGCCTCCCGGTAGCCGGGGCGCTCGCCGCTCACGACCGTGCCCGAGCGCGCTTCGGCGCGGGCTTCGGCGCTTCCGGCTCGCCGTCCTCGGTGGGCGGGTTGTACAGGCGGTCCATCGCCACGCGCATCTTCTCGAGGAGCGCCTCCTCGACCGCGAGCGCATCGCGGTGGAAGGGCGAGCTCGGCGCCTTCTCACGCCACTCTTCGACCTTCTTCTCTTGGCGCTCGATCTGCACAGCGATGAAGTCGGGATCAGGGAGCTCGATGTAGCGCCCTACCAGCGAACGGCAGAAGGCCCAGTAGCCCTCTTCGTCGTTCGCAATGCGCGTCTGCCCAGCGACCAACTTCGGCGTCTCCCAGCGGGACATGTGGACCGGCCCGGCCACGCCCTCGTAGGCGACACAGTAGCCGCCCTCGATCGCATCCCACGGGATCAGCGTCCAGCCTCGACGGCGCTTCGCGACCTCTGCGGCCTCCGTGCTGCCGTGCTGGTCCACGTTCGACACGCCAGGATCGGCAATCATCGTGGACAGCCACGGCACCCACTCGCCGTCGCGGTAGGACCAGCGCGCCGGGTGATGGATGTACCAGAATGCCGGCTTCGGCTCGAGCTTCACAAGCTCCTTCATCGCTGCCGGTCGCTGTGCAGGCTGTGCCGAGTAGTTGCCCGATCCCGCCGTGCCGAATGTCGCTGCCATGTTTGCTCCTTCGTGAGTTGCGAACGCAGAAGCGCCCGCGCCAGTAGAGTAACCACCAGCGCGGGCGCCTGTAGTGCGGGCTTAGAAGTCGGACAGGATGCCGACGCCCTTGGCATCGTCGATCTCGCCGACGCCAACGAACGCGCTACCCACGATGATCGTGGAGCCATTGCTGGCGTCCCTTTCAGCCTCGACAACGATCGGAGACTGCGCCAAAACCGTGGTTGCACCGATGATAGGCGCAGCGGTTCCGGTCGCAACGCCGATGGCGCCGGGGGCGATCATCATACCCAGGTAGTCCGCGCCCGCGTTTGCGGTTGGCACAAACGAGGACTTGAAGATCTGGCACCCGTACAGGGTGCCTGCAAATCCCTGTCCGTGAGCCAGGAGCATCTCCTGATTGGCCGCGATGTACTGGCCGGGGCCGGTCTCGGAGCGCAGGGAGCTCATGAGGTCGTTCAGCTGCTGCGGGTGCAGGATGGCGGTGAACGGCCCGTTGGCGCTCTGGAGCTGCAGCGCGAACATGCCGGAGTAGAACGTGGACACCGAGAGGTCCACGCCCGTCGAGCCGACCGAGGTGGAGAATCCGGAGGACAGCGCGCAGATCATGGTAGAGACGCGCTTGTTGTACGCGGCGACCATATCGGAGGCGAGGTTATCGATGGTCACGTCAAGCGGGATGCCAGTAGCGGTCAGCTGAGCGAGGTCAGAGATCTGACGACGCAGCGCCTGACGCGCGATCGTGATGTTGGCGTTGGTGCTCGTGAGCGCGGTGTTGGAGACCGAGGCATTCTCAGCCACGGCCGCCATGGAGTCAGCGCCCCAGGACACGACCGGCACCTGCACGACGGTCGAGCCGCTGCCGTTCATGGCGCGGAGCTGCAGAATGGACGGGTGATTGACGAGGCTCGCCGTGTCGGTGAGCTTCTGGATCACGGCCTGATTGAGGATCGCGGCCACGCGGGCATTGCCCGACAGGCCACTGTAGTACACTTCGTTTGCCATTGTAGGCTCCGTAGGTCTGTTTGTGGCCGCGCCTATCGCTGTTGACGGGAGCTCGACCCCGATCGCGGGAGGGCAGCGCCCTCGCCGCTACCCTACCGCGCGTCGTGACAGACTGTCAAGCCGTCCGAAGGCTGGCCATGATCGCCTCGCGATGCGCCTTGAACTCGCTGGGACTGAGCCGCGAGATCGCCTCGGCGCTCCACACGGCCGGCTCGGCTGGCGCCTGTGGCACGGTAGCCGTCGAGGTGCGCGGCATCGGCACGGTAGCCGGTGCCGTCTGCGAGGGCAGCGTCGGCGCCTGCTGGGGCGCAGGTGCTGCGTCAGACAGGTACGCACGCACCGCCTTCGGTAGCCCGTCCCGGTTGGCAAGCCACTCACCGATCGGAGGACGACCCTCGGCTGGCAGCTTGCTGTACGCGTGCTGCACGTAGTCCAAGCCCTCGGAGTCGGTGACTCCGGCAGACATGATCTCGCGCTCGAGGCGCAGTGCCTCGCGCTCCGCCTTGCTGGAGGCGCGAGCCTCCTCGTACTGCGATCGCCACTTGTCGGCCTGCGCCGCCAGCGGCTCGACCTCGGCCACCTTGGCCTCAAGCTCCTTCACGCGCGCGACCAGCTGCCGGATGCGGGCGGCTGCGCCGCTGTCGTCGGCGGCAGGTGCGGGAGTCTGTCCTTCCTCGGTGCTCATGTGCTCTCCTTCTTGCGTTCGATTGCGGCGCGAACCCGCGCCTCTTGACGGATGATCTTACGCGCCCAGGTACGTCCAGCATCGCCGCCCCAGGCGAGCCAGGCGATGTATCCGGCGCTCGGATAGCCGGGGTTGCCGCGCTTCGCGGCCGGCGCCTCGAGGTCGATCTCGTGCCGATCAAAGTACGCGACCATGCGCTTGATCGTCTGGAGGCTCAGCTCTCGACGGTTGCTCAGGTCGCGCGCACGCGCGACACCTACCGCAGTCCCTCCACGACCATACTCTGCGCGGAGTTCCAGCGCGCGCTTCGCGGCTGCGGCTACCGTCGCAGGCGGGCGCAGGTCGAGATCTCCGCGCTCCTCGGCAGCCTTGAACTCGCGGTAGACCGCAGGCTCATTGAGCCGCAGATACCGCCGCTGCGCCTCGCTGACGAATGGCACTACGACTCCTCGGAGGCTTCGCTCTCGACCTCGCCAGGTAGCTCGACCTCGGCCTCGACCTCTCGGCCGGTCAGGTAGCCGCGCGCTTCGCGCACGCTCTCGAGCACAGCGCGCAGCATGTCGCGCTGATCGGTCGTGAGCGTACCGTCGAGCATGCCGACCAGCGCCTCCTCGGACGCGCGGAGCTCGTCCACGGCCTCCTCCATCGCTTCGGCATGCTCAGAGGATACGGGCGCTGCGGGCGCCGGCTCCCGCATTGCTCCTTCTTCAGCGGTTGTAGCCGGCGCCTTTCCGCTCATTTCATCGATGGCCTTCAACCGCGCGACCGCATCCTGCTCGGTCATCGAGCCAAAGAACCGCAGCGCCTCGACGCGATCCATTAAACCGGCGGCCATCATGGACGTGACGTGCTCGCGTCTCGCGGAGAGCTCCTCTGGGCTGAGCGGAATTTCGCGGTACTGCACGCTGTAGCCGCCCTCGGGGAACTGCGTGCCCATCGCGCGGTTGTAGATGATGGCACTGAGGCCCACGAGCGCCTCGTCGGCGTACCGGAACTGCCCCACGTAGCGCCTCTGCACGACCCGCTTCCCTTCGTTCGACAGACTGATGGCATAACCGCTCTTGGCCGAGCCGCTCGTGCGCTGGAGCTCCGAGGGCGAGAGGCCGGCATCGCAAGCCAATCTGTGGGCGATCGCGGCGATCGTGCTCTCAAGGGTGGCCACGTCCGCGCCGGCGGCGAACTGCGAAAGCATAGGCTGAGTCGTCTCGCCTACGGGATCAAACATGAGGATCGTCGTCGGATCCGTGATCACCTCGGTCCGTGCCGAGCGCGTCTGTCCGTCTACCTGCTCGAGTCCAGCGACTCGGACGCCGACCGCGTAGCGCTGCGGGAAGGATGCGTCCCGCATGCAGTGGTTCAAGTAGGTGTAGAGCACCGAGAGATTGAGGCTGCCCTCCAGCAGCTCGATCCCGCAGTATGCGTCAAACAGCCGATCGCCGTAAAGGCTGGCATGGTACAGCACGACCGGCAGGACCGGAGCGCCCGTGGAGCGCCGGTACGGGTACGCCTCGCCGCTGTAGTCCGCGCCCAGCACCTGCCGGGTGATGTCCTCGCCGAACTCGGCCCCGTTCGTCGCGATGTGAACCCGGTACGTCGGGTACTCGGGATCGCGGATGTCGAACGCATCCCAGGTCCACGTCGGTTTGCCGTTGATCATGCGAGGCCGGAGCTCCGCGAACATGAGCGGCACGGTAGGCCGACTCGGATCGGCCTCGGCTACCGTCATGTCAGGCGACACAGGCCGGTAGGACAGGCGCCCGTCCTCGACATCGACGCGCATCCACATCTCGCGGAGCGCGATCACCATGCTCTGAAAGCGCGACATCTGAGGCCAGAGGTTCGCTCGGTCGATCAGACCGCCCTCGCCTGTCAGCGCCTCGGCGTTGTCCACGCTGGCATGGTGGCGCACGTCAGGCGGCGCGTCGTAGAGCGTGGCGAGCTCGGTGGCCACGACCTTATACGGGTTGGCACTTTGGTCCGCACGCCCCCAGGCGGCGCGGCGCACGCTGCCGAGCTGCTCCTGTAGACGCGACTCCAGCAGCGATAGCCAGGTGCCTTCCATCAGCGCGCGTCGGTGCCGAGTGTGCTCCCAGCGTCGAGCCTCGTCCGGGTTGCCAGGCGCTGGAGGCTTCGGGAGCCGGAGG